AACGAACTCCACCACACCACCCCCTACAACAACGCATGGGACTAACCCCCCCAGACACACAATTTGTCCTTTAACCCCGAAAGGTTCTGCCAGCTCCACGCCAAGGAAGCGGACAAGAACTACCGTAAGTTTCAACGTGACCCGAGAATCAACAAGCGTTATGGTGCACGCTGGCGACGCATCCGTGCCGCATACATTTCCCAGCATCCTTTGTGCGAAGACTGCCTAGCACAAGGCAAGACGACACCGGTACAGGAAGTCCACCACATTCTTCCCCTCGAGCATGGCGGCAGCCATGACTTTGCTAACCTGCGCTCGCTTTGCAAACCGTGCCACTCCAGGCAGAGCGCGTTAGACGGTGACAGATGGAGGCAAGCCCTTCAGGTCTACACCTACTAGATTTTTTGAAAAACGCGACATAACCACTAAGCACTTCCCCACCCCAAAAATATCGACCTTCTTCCCACGCCAAGTTACGGGACCAGTCGAGGATTCGGTTAGGGGTTGGGGCCCTCGAATCTCTACAACTTCGGCGAAGGTCAGCGGGCGGGGCCAACCGTACACAAAAAGACCGAATCAAACAGGGTATTAACCCGCAAGCCCTCCATCACCGGGCTAACCGCCTGGAAGGAGGCGAGATTTCATGGCGAAAGATGGAACTAATCGCGGTGGGCGGCGCGTGAGGGCTGGCGCGAAACCCGACCCGCTCAATGAGAAACTCGCTAAGGGTATGCCTGCTACTCGCCTGGAAGATCCGCTAGCAAGCCCTTTCGATTTTGAGGGCGCAGATGTTGGCGCGGGCGCGGTGCTTGCTGGTGAGGTGATGCCCGAACCCTCTGAATACTTAAGCGATATCCAGCGTGATGGCAAACCGCTGGGTGCTGATTTGGTGTATCGGGAGACGTGGCGCTGGCTTGACGAGCGCGGCTGCACGAAGTTTGTTTCTAAGCGTCTCATTGAGGCCTACGCCCAGGCTTTCGCCCGCTATGTGCAGTGCGAGCAAGCAATCTCCAAGTTCGGTTTGCTCGGCAAGCACCCGACCACGGGAGCTGCTATCGCTTCCCCGTTCGTTGCGATGAGCCAATCTTTTGGTAAGCAAGCAAACGTGTACTGATATGAGATTTTTGAAATTGTGCGGGCGAACTGCACCACTGACTATTCGGGTGCGGCCCCGGGTGATGAGGTTATGGAGCAGCTGTTGAAAGCACGCTCGTAGATGCGTCCTAGTGTTTTTGAGCTTATTTGGGGCGTTTTGTTGCGGTCAAGCCTGCCCCTAGCGCGATTCCGACTCCTGTGCCGTTTGCTACCCCCAAGGCGATATCGTCCATAATGAACCCAAAGATAATGCCGGTCATAATCCCGGCAATCATTCCATAGGCCACGGCCTTACCATTGCCGCCGGAAGGTTCTGACGGATTAGGTTTACTCGTTTCGTCTTGCACGTATTCCAGTATCACACATGATTCGGGTTCGCCTGTCTATCTTTGCTCCCCACTCTTCGTTGGACATGGTGGGGAGTTTTTGTTTCTTTTGATTTTTCTACCGAAAGGGCATTCCTATGACTACGGTTCGCAGCGCTGAAGCAGTGTGTATCGGTCACCCCGATAAACTATGCGATCTAATTGCTGATCAGATTCTCGACGAAATTCTCTACGCCGATCCCAACGCCCGCGTCGCGGTAGAGGTCATGGCTACTGGGCGACGCATTATTGTCACTGGTGAAATCAGCACCAAAGCTCATGTGCGAATCCGGGAATCTGTACGAACTGCACTTACTGCAGCTGGCTATAAACCGTGGAGATTTTTGGTATACGTATGGGTGAGGCGTCAATCTAACGATATTAACGACGGCGTGACCACATCTTTAGAGGCTCGCCATGGCGATGAGTCCGCTTATTGTATTCAGGGTGCTGGTGACCAAGGCACGGTCTACGGCTATGCCTGCACTGATACACCACAGCGCTTACCATTGCCTCTTGTTTTAGCCCACGAGATTTGTAAACGGCTAGATGCCGCGCGCAAGCAAGGAACCATCACAGGGATCTTCTCAGATGGTAAAGCACAAGTTTCGGTGCGCTACAACGACGCAGGAAAACCGCAAGCCGTAGAGACGGTGGTGGTTTCCGTCCAGCACGATAAATCCAAGGATTTCGATGAGTTGCGACGTGAAATCACCTCGATGATTATCGGTCCAGCTTGCTCTTCGTATCTTCCTGTCGATGAGAACACGACTATTTTGGTGAATCCTTCTGGGCGGTTCGTGGAGGGCAGCCCTAAAGCCGACACCGGACTCACCGGTCGAAAACTTATGGTTGATACCTATGGCGGTTTTGCTGGGCATGGTGGTGGAGCGTTTTCCGGTAAGGATCCGTCGAAGGTTGACCGGTCGGGTGCTTATATGGCGCGTTTGATCGCCAAGACGGTGGTGGATGCGCACCTAGCTGAAGAGTACCAAGTCAGCATTTCTTATGCGATTGGTAAAGCCGACCCGGTCGCTTTTGCTATCGACACGCTCGGCACCGGTGAACATCCTGATGAACTAATTACGGCTGCTGCGCGCGATGTCTTTAATCTTCGTCCGGCTGCGATCATCGACCAGTTACATCTCAAATCTCCCGGTTACGTGCGGTATTCGACGTATGGGCATTTCGGGGATTGCACACGCAAGTGTGAAGACACCTGGACTACTAGCCGCGAGCTTGTCAAGGCGGTGAAAAACCATGCGCATCAAGCAAATAGCCATAAGTGATCTCACCCCAGCTGACTACAACCCCCGCAAAGACCTACAACCTGGGGACACGGACTACGACAAACTAAAACGCTCGCTAAGCGAGTTTGGATATGTGGAGCCAGTCATCTGGAACAAAACCACCGGAAATATTGTAGGTGGGCATCAGCGCCTGAAAGTACTAGCTGATCTGGGCTATAAAACCGTGGACTGCGTGGTCGTCGAACTCGACGAAACCCGCGAAAAAGCCTTAAATGTTGCTCTAAACAAGATCAGTGGCGATTGGGATAATTCCAAACTCGCCCTACTCATAGCCGACCTGGATGCTTCCGATTTCGACGTTGAACTCACCGGTTTCGACGAATCCGAAATACAACAGTTAATAGGTTCTCTTGATAGCGACAGTATCGAAGACGATAACTTCGACCTGAACGCCGCCCTTGAAGCAGCAGCTTTCGTCGAAAAAGGCGATATCTGGAGGATTGGTAGGCATCGCCTGATGTGCGCGGACGCCACGAACCCGGCCGATGTCGAAACCTTGATGGATGGCAAACAGGCTAATCTGGTGGTCACAGACCCGCCTTACAACGTGGACTTCAAATCGAACAGCGGCCTGAAAATCGCAGGCGACAAACAAGACACAGACACCTTCTACCAGTTCCTACTAGCTGCATTCACCAACATGGCGGCATCCCTAGATAAGGGAGGGTCAGCCTATGTCTTCCACGCCGACACCGAAGGATTGAACTTCCGTCGCGCTTTTCAAGACGCTGGCTTCTACCTGTCGGGCTGTTGTATTTGGGTCAAAGACTCCCTCGTACTTGGCCGTTCCCCATACCAGTGGCAGCACGAACCAGTGCTGTATGGGTGGAAGAAAGACGGCTCTCACGCTTGGTATGCGAATCGCAAACAAACCACGGTGTGGAATTTCGCCAAGCCGAGGAAGAATTCCGATCACCCCACTTCCAAGCCACTAGACCTGTTGGCTTATCCGATTCGTAACTCCACCCAAACCAACGCAATCATCCTCGATACCTTTGCTGGGTCTGGTTCCACACTCATGGCTGCAGAAGCCACAGACCGCACTTGCTATTGCATGGAGCTGGATGAGAAATACGCTTCCGTGATTGTGCGCCGCTATGCCGAAGCAACCGGAGACGCAGCTGGGATCACCTGTACCCGTGGCGGCAAAGAATACGCCTACCTCGATTTGGTCAAAGAAGTCGAGCGCCCCAAGCAGAAAGGCTAACCCTTGACAAAAACTTTAAGGCTTGGCTCGCTTTTTGATGGCTCAGGTGGCTTCCCACTAGCGGCAACAAAGGTTGGTATCGAACCTGTGTGGGCAAGTGAGATTGAGCCCTTCCCGATCCTGGTCACCACCACGCGCCTTCCGCAAATGCAACACCTAGGCGACATCTGCGACATTGACGGCAGTCAGCTAGAGCCGGTGGATGTGGTCACGTTTGGCTCTCCTTGCCAAGACCTGTCGGTAGCAGGTAAAAGGGCAGGTTTAGCTGGCGAACGCTCGGGTCTATTCCACCAAGCCGTCAGAGTCATCAGAGAAATGAGAAAGGCAAGTCATGGTCTATATCCAAGATTCGCTGTTTGGGAAAACGTGCCCGGAGCCTTCTCAAGCAATAAAGGGGCAGACTTCCACAGCGTCCTGCAAAACCTCATCTCGGTTGTCGACGAAACGGCAGCGGCTGACCTACCTCGAGTACAAAAGTGGCATAAAGCTGGAGCGATCGTGGCAGACCAATGGAGTATTGCGTGGCGAGTATTGGACGCGCAATTTTTCGGAGTACCCCAACGACGCAAAAGAATCTACCTTATCTGCGATTTTGCAAGCGGGCGTGCCGGACAAATACTCTTTGAGCCCCAACGCGTGTTCCGGGATCTTGCGCCGGGCTGCAGTGAAAGGCAAAACCCTCCCACCAATCCTCGAGCAGGCACTCACGAGGCAAGCAAATCTTTAGATGTGTTCGCCTTGCGGATGCGGGCAGGTAAACCAGGCGGCGGTAAAGGCCCGCTCGTGCAAACAAACCTTTCGGGCACGCTCGGATGCAGTAACGACCAGAGTATTATTGAGCCGCTACTGTTTGACCATCATCCTCATGATGCCAGGGTGGGCGGACCATGCCAGATAGCACCAACCGTGACCGCTCGTTACGGCACTGACGGAGGCAATACTCCCATCATCGCTACCGCCTACGGTTTCAATGCGTTGCATGAGGGACGCGGCGCAGCAGTAGGCAGGTACGGTTATCCCACCGAGGTATCAAAGACGCTCGATACGTCTGGAGCTATTCTCAAATTATTAATACGAAAATCGGTTCCCTGGACACCTCTAAACTTGGCCCTGCCGCGCAGATGTCGATGCTGGAAGCCGGATTTTTCGCGTCGGCAGATCCGCAGGGCGACGGGCAGATTGATTGGCAGGTCTATGGTTCTGACGGTGCGATAGTGGGGGAGGGCAAGTGCCCCGCCCTGGCGGTACAAGCCTTGCACACTCAACTGCGCGCCGGACTTCGGCTGGACACTGACAGCGCTATGGCAGCTCTAAAATCTGGGAAAATCCCTGTCCTCATGCCCAATCGGACGTATTTTTTGGCAGACCGCGGGGAAACCTGTGCGTCCTGGCCCGGCTGCGCTGCCAAAACTTGGACCACCGGGGACGGCGTTACCCTCAATCTGAAAGCTCCGGGGACTCCGTTGACCTCCGACGCGACAAAAGCCGTGTTTACGGAGGGCAACGGGGGGCTGCTGAGTTACGGGGTGGTCGACGGGAAATTCCTTTGGGAAGGCGTCGCGCCGCCATTGAAAGGAGCTGCCACCACCGGGGATACGTTTGTCCTGGGGTCAGGGTTGGGTCAGTTGGCGCAGCTGGGTGACCTCAACAAGGGCAGTGCCAAGGCAGTGTTGCGCTACCTCGGCCTACCCTAGAGGGCTGCCTCAAGAAGCAACCTGTTGAGGTTCCGGGTCAGAGCCGGGGGCGGCAGACTGCGCGCCATGATAGCGCTGCAGACGCTGTTGACGAAGCAAATCCACCAGCCAAACAATCAGGAACAATACGCCTTCAAGCAGCACGACTGTGGCTCCTGACGCGGTATCGAACCAGTAGGAAATATAGGCTCCCAGCACGACACAGGATACGGAAAGCAAGGGAGCTATCCATAGCATAGCGTTGAACCGGTTTGTGAGCAGCCGGGCGGTTGCGCCAGGGGTAATCACCAGTGCCACGATGAGGATTGCGCCCACTGCTTGCATCGCCACCACGACTGTCAAAGACAGAGCTACCAGCAACAGAGTCGCCAACCAGCTTGTAGAGATGCCGATAGCGTGGGCGTGAGTCTTGTCGAAGGCATACAGCACCAAATCCCGTTTTTTGTATAACAACAGCACCAGAGCGAGTGGGCTCAATATCAAGACCTGCCACATATCGGCTCTGGTAATGCCGAGCATGTCGCCAAACAAAATGTGGTGCAAATCAATGTGACTGGGGAACAGACTGATTAAGACCAGACCGGAGGCAAACATTGTCGTGAATACCACCCCAATAGCCGTGTCTTCTTTGACCCGTCCGCGCCCCCGCACTGCGCCAATCAATCCCACCACCAGCAAAGCTGCCACGAGGGCGCCTATTGCGAAGGGCGTTCCCAAGAGGTAGGACACGACGATTCCGGGAAGAATTGCGTGGGACAGGGCGTCACCTAACAGTGACCAGCCAATCAAGACCAACCAGCAGGACAACACGGCACAAACCGCCGCCGCGACTCCGGTGACGATGATGCCCCGGAGCATAAACTGCTGCGTCCACATTTCGATGAAAGCTTCATAAAAATTCACTGTCCACCTCCTGACGCGGCGGGATTTAATCCAAACGCTTTCGCGAGGTTTTGCGGGTCTAAGGCGCCAGCGGGATCACCTTGATAAACTACGCGACGATACAGCAAAACCACTTCATCGCAGAGCTTTTCCAAAGAAGCCAAATCGTGGGTTGAAACCACCACCGTGGTGCCTTTTGCCGAGATTTTGCGCAGCAAATCGACGATATTGGTTTCGGAGTATTTGTCTACTCCGGCAAACGGTTCATCGAGGAGCAGGAGGGGCGCGCCTTGGGCAATCGCGCGGGCGATAAACACCCTTTTCTTTTGACCGCCGCTCAACGCCCCAATTTGGCGCTGTTGCAAATCTTGCAACTCCACCATTTCTAACGCGGCTTGCACCGCTACCACGTCTGCAGATTTGGGACGACGGGTCGGTCCCATAAATCCATACCGTCCCATCATGACGACTTGGTTTACGTTAACCGGGAAGTCCCAATCGATTTCCTCATTTTGCGCAACATAACCAATCAGTCGCTGTTTGCGGGCTTGGTTCGCGTCAATTCCGGCAACTTTAATACTGCCCTTTTGATACGAAACGCTGTTGGTAATGGATTTGAACAGTGTTGATTTTCCCGAACCGTTCATCCCTACCAGACCACAAATTTGACCGCGCGACACGGTTAAACTGGCACCCTCCAGTGCCACATTAGCTCCGTAACGAACATGCAAATCTGAGACTTCTAATATAGGCGGGGCTGAATTTGAGCTGGACTCAGCTTCAGCCCCGCCTGGCTCTATGCGGTTGTCGAGAGCATCACTCATTTCTGAGTCAATCCTCGGGTAATCAAATCTGCGTCGTAGCGCAACAGATCCAGATAGGTCGGAACGTCTCCATCTGCGTCTGACAAGGAATCAACATACAATTCCCCACCGAATTTCGCACCTGTGGCTTCCACAACGGGTCGCATTTTGTCTCCCACGGTGGACTCGCAGAAAACTGCGGGAACGTGGTTTTGCTTCACGTAGTCTTCCACTTCCGCTACGCGAGAGGGAGTGAGGGCTCCTTCGGCATTTACGCCCCACAAGAATTTCTCATTGAGGTTATAGTCGCGAGTCAGATACGAGAATGCTCCCTCACAGCTGACCAAAGTACGTTGTGACGGGTCGAGCTGAGAAAGCGTGGACGTGATGTCCTCGCCGACTTTTTCAATCTTGGCGCCATACTGTTTGGCATTTTCCTGGTACTCGGAGCAGTTCTTTGCATCTAAATCGCAGAAGGCTTTTGCCATATTCTTCACGTAGAGGGCGCCGTTTTTCGGGCTCATCCAAGCGTGCGGATTGGGCTTACCCTTGTAGTCGCCTTCGGTAATCGGAATGGGCTCTACGCCCTGCGAAACATTGACCTTTTTGGCATCCAGATCGGCGGTAAACTTCGTGAACCAGCGTTCCAAATCCAGCCCGTTATTTAAAATCAGTTTCGCTTTCTGCGCCGACTTCAAGTCCGAGGGTGTGGGTTGGTAATCGTGGATTTCCGCCCCAGGTTTGGTGATAGAGCGGACTTCCAGATGGTCTCCGGCAACGTTTTGAGCCATGTCCTGCAACACGGTAAATGTGGTGAGGACCAGGGGTTTGCCTGGTGCGGCTGAATCCGAGCTGGAGCTGGGGATCCCGCCGCACCCGCTGAGAGAGGCTCCCAGGCACAAAAGCGCGGCTACGGTCAAGGTTTCTTTAATTTGCTTGTTTTTAAATCTCTTCATGGGTATAGCCTAAGTTAGGCATACCTAAGTTCGCAAGCCCGAAACTGTTGAAATCCCGTAATTTAGCGATTTTTTTGTACTGACAAATCCTAAAAAACCAAGGATACGAGCTTTGGGGCACGCACGATAATCCGTTTCGGCTCCCGCCCGTCCAGCAACTTCACCACCGCCGGTTCCGCCAGGACCTTCGCCTGCAAATCCGCCTCGGAAATCTCGGGGTTCACCGACACTTTCGCGCGCACCTTGCCCGCCACCTGCACCACGCAAGTGACCTCCTCAGCCGCCAACAGCGACTCATCGGTCACGACCGGGAACGTGGCCCGGGCGATTCCGCCCTGGTGACCCAAACGTTCCCACAGTTCCTCCGCAATGTGCGGAGCGATGGGGGCGACCATCACGACCAACGCTTCTGCGGCCTCACGTGGCACCTGGGGTAACCCGGTGAGGTGATTATTCAGCACAATCATCTTGGCGATAGCCGTGTTCACGCGCAGATTGTCGTACTCCACGGTGACATCGTGAATGGTGCGAGCCAGCACTTTTGCGGTCGCCAAATCCGGGGCGTCATCGGTCACGGTGAGCGCGCCGGTGTTCTCATCGACGATATTGCGCCACAGTCGCTGCAGGAAACGCTGGGAACCGACCACCGCGCGCGTGTCCCACGGACGGGACATATCCAGCGGTCCCATCGACATCTCGTAAACCCGGAACGTGTCCGCGCCGTAATCCGCGCACATCTGATCAGGGGTGACAATGTTCTTGAGCGACTTGCCCATCTTGCCGAACTCGCGGTTGACGGGCTGACCCTGCCAGGTAAAGCCGTCCTCCTCGCTACCCTCCACCTCGTCAGCCGGGACGTATTGCCCACGTGAATCCGTGTAGGCATAAGCCTCAATCATGCCCTGGTTGAACAGGCGATGGAACGGCTCTGAACTGGACACATACCCCAAGTCGTAGAGGACCTTGTGCCAAAAACGCGCGTACAGCAGGTGTTTCTCCGACCTGCAACCAAGGCGGCATCGCCATCGTCGAACCCGACGTTGTGAGCGCCTCGAAGGCAGACTTCTTCTGCCGAGGCAACGTCAATATTGCTGGCGCTCTGTTGGCTTCGGACTCAACTGAGCCGCCCCTGGTCACTGACCCTGGCATGCCCAAATACCGCGTGAGACGCTTAACCCCCACCGAATGCGCCCGCCTACAAGGATTCCCTGATACTTGGACAGACGGACTCGCCATCGAGAACCCGAGCGAAGACGTGCTGGATTATTGGTGGCAGGTCTGGGCTAGCTGGGCCAAGGTGCAAGGATTGAAAAAACCTAAAACCCGCAACCAAGTACGCAAATGGCTGGCTAATCCAGCGTCCGACCGGGCACTCTACAAGCTGTGGGGAAACGGGATAGCTTTGCCGTGCGCCAAACTCGTGCTTTCCCAGATAGTCGCCGAGAGCACTAAAACTCCTTGATTTTAAGGCAAAAATTACTGGATAAGTACGCGCTCCTATGGCTGTATGTACATGACCAAACAACCAGCAAGAAAGAGAGGGTTTGGTGATGATGGGACAGCTATATGTCGATCTAGAAGAAATCGAAAACCTCGGAGTCGACCTCACCGATATTGGTGCGGTGTGGAATGCGGCCAAAGACCACGGCTACGAGCACGTAGAAATGATCGTCTCCAACTTTCCAGACAACTACCTGCGCCTCATCCGCACATGGATGGACGTTCAAAGCATCGAATTTGATGGTGAGGAGGATGAGCAATGGTGAACACCAAAAAGGCTGAAAACTACGGGCTCTTAGTCACCCTGCCCGCCACGCTTGATGAGACTGAGCTGGCAAGGCTGCATGAACTTATCGCTGCCAAGAAAGACTTGATCGCTAAAGCGCTCGGCGCGAGCCATCTCGACATCACCACCAGTAGCGAGGGGCTGAGTTTTCCTTGGTGGGATGAGCTGCCAGAGTTCGAGAAGATCACGGCATACACCGAGTTCCTAAGCAAAATGGTCGCATATGCGAAACGCATCGGGCTCACCACCCACCGCGCCGCGAGTGACAAGGTGGTGAATGAGAAGTATGAACTGCGCTCCCTGCTTTACCGCATCGGACTTTCTGGTAAAGAACATAAGGAAGTACGCAAGATCTTACTTGCACCATTAAGCGGTGATTCTGCGTGGAAAACCCCGCCACTAATAAACACTAACCAAGAGATGTAAACCACTATTTATTAGGCAAAATAGGCGGCAAAATGACTGGATAAGTAGCGAAGTCTATGGCTGTATATACATACCGAAACGGTACACAACACATAAGGAAACAGCCATGAACACCAAAGAAGCTGAATGCAGCGTCGAGGAAGAAAACACCGAACGCCTTATCGGACGTGCTAACCGGTTGGGATACACCATCACCAGCATTGAGATTGAACCTGGCCGGGTCGCGATTTCTATTGTTCCTTCCCCGCTGTTCCCCTACACCCCGGAGCTTGACCGAGACTTTGAAACCGATCAATGGCGGGTGCAAACCACCGCCTACGGAGCGTTGAACCTAGACAACATCGAACAAGTCACCGAGGGATACGGGCGGGCAGCAGCGATGGTGCGTGAACTTGAACATGCTACACCAGGAAACGTTGTCAACTACCACCTGACCCGTTAAAACTAAACACACAGGCAACCCCACCTGGCGTGGGGTTTTCCTTTATCGTGAAGCGTTATGACCTAGAGATGTACATCTCTAAGTTTTCTTGAAAATAGGCGGAAAATGACTGGATAAATAGGCGGGTCTATGGCTGTATATACATACCGAAACGGTACACAACAGAAAGGCACCAGCCATGAACAGCACAAAGGTCACCAGCGAAACCCTCCAGATGCGCGTTGATTCCTACGGGACGGTTCTTGCCTACGGGAACTACACGCTAGCAAGTTTTGCTACCTGGACCAAGACTGAAGGATTTGGCAATAACGCCCAAATCTACCGGTTGATGGAAGAACCCGTCAGCGGGTTCGGGCCTAACTCGAAAGGCCGCGGAGAATGCGAACTCGAACTCATCGCGAAGTCAGACCACCTTTTCGCTGACGCCGGACATGCGATCGCCTGGGCGTTAGCTAATCTGCCCGAAGCCTAGCCCCGCCGGGTATGAGGGTACCTGTTATCGCTGGTAGTAACTGACTTTTTAACCAATAGAAGGTAACTGATTCGTATGCGTCAGCTAGCTGAATATCAACCGACACGGTTCATGGCTGAAAGCTCGCGCTATGACAAACGCCGAGCCGACTTTGCAGTCGCGTTTATCGAAGCTTTAAAGCATACGAAAGGCCGGTGGGCAGGAAAACCTTTTAAGTTGATTGATTGGCAAGAACAAATCATTCGCGACCTTTTCGGCACCCTCAAAGCCGATGGATACCGCCAGTTCACGACTGCTTATGTGGAGATTCCGAAGAAGCAAGGCAAGAGTGAGCTGGCTGCTGCCGTCGCATTGTTGCTCACGTGCGCCGATGGCGAGGAACGCGCTGAAGTTTATGGGTGTGCTGCCGATCGGCAACAAGCATCCATCGTGTTCGAAGTGGCAGCCGACATGGTGAGAATGTGTCCCCCACTAGCCAAGCGGGTAAAGATCCTTAGAAGCCAAAAACGTATCATCTACTCCCCCACCAATTCCTTCTACCAGGTACTATCGGCCGAGGCCTATTCCAAACACGGATTCAATATTTCCGGAGTGGTATTCGATGAGCTACACACCCAACCCAACCGGGCGCTCTTCGACGTGATGACCAAAGGCAGTGGGGATGCTCGCACCCAGCCGCTTTACTTCTTGATCACAACCGCCGGCACCGACACCCACAGCATCTGCTACGAGCAACACCAAAAAGCCCAAGACATCCTGGATGGCAAAAAGATCGACCCCACCTTTTATCCAGTCATATATGGGGCAGCGCAAGATGATGATTGGACCGATGAAGCCGTGTGGCATAAAGCCAACCCATCCTTGGACGTGACGGTGCCAATCCAGAAAGTAAGGGACGCTTGTAATAGTGCCAGGCAGAATCCGGCTGAAGAAAACACCTTCAGACAGTTGCGTTTGAACCAGTGGGTCAAACAGTCTGTGCGATGGATGCCTATGAATACCTGGAACAAGAACGATGGCCCAGTCCACTTGGATGAGTTAGAAGGCCGTGTTTGTTACGGCGGACTTGACCTGGCATCCACCACCGATATCACAGCTTTCGTACTGGTATTCCCACCCACGGATGACGATGACAAATACACGGTCGCGCCCTGGTTTTGGATACCCGAAGACAACCTGAAACTGAGGGTCGCCCGCGATCACGTCCCCTACGACCTGTGGAACAGTCAAGGATTCCTGGAGACGACCGAGGGCAACGTGGTGCACTACGGGTATATCGAGAAGTTCATTGAGGATCTTGGCGCCCGGTTTAATATCCGAGAAATCGCTTTCGACCGGTGGGGCGCGATCCAAATGAGCCAAAACCTTGAGGATGCTGGTTTCACGGTGGTGCCTTTCGGGCAAGGCTTCAAAGACATGTCCCCACCATCCAAAGAACTGATGAAGCTGGCGTTGGAGGGCAAGCTGGCTCATGGCGGGCACCCGGTGCTGGCCTGGATGGTCGATAACATTCACGTACGCACCGACCCAGCAGGAAACATCAAACCCGACAAACAAAAATCCACCGAGAAGATCGACGGCGTAGTAGCCACCATCATGGCCTTGGATCGAGCAATAAGATGCGGCAACACCCCAGAGGCGAGCTCAGTTTATGATTCGCGGGGACTATTGGTGTTTTAGCGTTTTGCTGGTGATCCAGTGCATGGCTACAAGGTTGAGTCCCATGGCTGCCACCATGACGAGCGAAGCGAGTGGAAGCCCTACTGTTCCGCAGGTGGGTGTGATGGTGATGAGCCAGATCATGATGGGTAGCTGTATGGGGGCGCTCCATAACCGTAGCGGGATTCGTTTCAGGTAAGTAAAGAGCAACTGGCCGCAGTGGATTACCAGGTGGATGGTGTAGGCGACCATGATGGCTGCTATCCATACTGGCTGGCACCAGATAGCGACCGCGATGAGCAGAACGAGTTCTTCTGTTGCGATCACTGTGAAATGTGTGCGGGTCATGTTGATGTGTCGAACAGGTTCAGGCAACCGGGCAGTGTTGTCGTCTAGCCATGGAACCAGGACGAAGTATTCCTCGATTTCGTGCCACAAAAATAGACCCACAAACACAATGACTGGCCAACCCACCACGCACCTCCTCGTGTGAACGTTACCCAATTATCCCACAGGGAAAGGAGCCACCATCATGGGATTCCTCGACTGGCTACGCGCCGCCAACCCTCGCCGCGCCTCGAACCACCATCTCACGAGCCAGTATTCGTTCCTGTTTGGCCCCACGTCGGCGGGTCGGACGGTGACGGAACGATCGGCGATGCAGATGACGGCCGTGTATTCGTGCGTGCGGATTTTGGCTGAGGCGATAGCCGGCCTACCACTGCACGTATACCGTTACAAGGACGGTGGCGGCAAGGAAAAAGCAGTCGATCATGGTTTGTACCGCCTGCTTCACGATGAACCTAACCCCGAGATGACGAGCTTCGTGTTTAGAGAAACGCTCATGACGCATTTGTTGTTGTGGGGTAACGCGTTTGCTCTGGTAGTGCGTAACGGGCTCGGCGAAGTCATTGGACTGTATCCGTTGCAACCGAATCGGATGAGCGTAGGCAGGGATCTGGACACCAAGAGCTTGTATTACGAGTACCAAACCTCCTGGGACGAACCCGCAGGACAATACCAAACCATTCGGCTTACCCCTAATGATGTGCTTCATGTTCCAGGTCTTGGTTTCGATGGGTTGGTTGGTTATTCCCCGATTGCGATGGCTCGTAATGCTATCGGCCTGGCACAAGCCACTGAGGATTATGGGGCTTCATTTTTTGCTAATGGGGCGGCACCGGGCGGTGTGTTGGAGCATCCGGGCACGATAAAAGATCCCTCCCGGGTGCGTGAGTCCTGGCAGGCAACCTTCGGGGGCGCGAAAAACGGCAATAAAGTCGCTGTTTTGGAAGAAGGGATGAAGTACACGCCGATTAGTGTGTCGCCTGAGCAGGCGCAGTTTCTTGAAACGAGAAAGTTTCAGCTCAACGAGATCGCCCGTATCTTCCGTATTCCGCCGCACATGATCGGCGACCTCGAAAAATCTAGCTTCAGCAATATTGAGCAGCAGAGTCTCGAATTTGTGAAATACACCCTCGACCCGTGGGTGATCCGCTGGGAACAAGCAATCACCAAAACACTGCTAAGCGCTCGTGAGAAACAGCAGTTGTTTGTGAAGTTCAATGTTGAGGGGCTGCTGCGCGGGGATTACCAGTCGCGTATGGAGGGCTATGCGGTAGCCCGCCAGAACGGCTGGATGAGCGCAAACGATATCCGCGAGCTAGAAAACCTTGACCGCATCGACCAGGACGATGGCGGTGATCTCTACCTGGTCAACGGCAACATGCTCCCGTTGCCCATGGCAGGCGCTTATGCAGCAACCAAACAAGCCGACGCTGTTGAAGCTAAAGATGAGCAGCTGGAAGAACAACCTGGAGAGAATCAAGTTTTGAGGAGGAGAATGTGAAGCGTTTTTGGAACTGGATACCACCAGAAACAACCAACCCGGACACCCAAGAGGATGTTCGGGTTTTGCGTATTAACGGGGCTATCGCAGAGGAATCTTGGCTCGACGACGATGTAACACCAGCTGTTTTCGAGTCTGAACTAAATGCTGGCTCGGGTCCGGTCACTGTTTGGCTTAACAGCCCTGGTGGTGATGTGGTTGCGGCAGCCAGGATTTACAACATGCTTCTGGACTACCCAGGAACCGTGACAGTCAATATTGATGGCATCGCAGCATCCGCAGCGAGCGTGATCGCTATGGCAGCAAGTCATGTGGCGATGTCGCCGGTGTCGATGTTGATGATCCACAACCCAGCAACGTTGGCGATGGGCGATAAAACCGAACTCTCGCGTGCCCTCGACATGCTTGAGAGTGTCAAGGACTCGATTATCAATGCTTACCAGCTCAAGACTGGGTTGAGCAGGGCGAAGTTGTCGAAGTTGATGGATGCCGAGACCTGGATGGACGCAACTGCAGCCATCGAACTTGGGTTCGCCGACGAGCTGCTGACTGGTAAACGAGCACCAACCCCAGACAAAGAGGACGAAGAATCTGAAGAGCCGGGTGAAGACGAGCCGGATGAGGACGATTCCGGCGGGGATGACGAGCAAGGCCCTGCCCGTAAGAAGCCGCCGTTGCCGCCCAAAAACAAGGGTGGTGTGGTGTTTTCCAGAAAGGCCGCGGAACAGCGCCTCGTCGCGCAGTTAGCTGGCCAGCGAAAAGATAGTGCTCCGCCTGGTCCACCACCGTCTTCAAATTCTTTGCAGCCCGCTGCCCCTTGTGGTCGGCGGGTTGTTGATTTATACGCCCAACTAACTGATCAACCCCACTAAACCCTTAAGAGAGGAACTTTTTACCATGACTACTATTACTGATCTTTATGCTCGCCGTGCCGAAACCTGGAATAAGGCGAAGGCTTTTCTTGATGAGCGCCGTAACTCTGAGACCGGCTGTCTGAACGCTGAGGACGATGCGGCTTACGCGAAGATGGAGGCTGAGATCGAGGCGCTTTCTAACGAGATCGCTCGATCCGAGCGGGCCGAACGCACAGAAGCCAACCTCGCGCAGGCGACTCGGGCACCAATCACTGCTACACCCGGTGTCAGCCCCGAGGAGAATGAGGGCAAGGCGAAGCCTGCTCGCGCCACTGCCTCTTACAAGCGGGCGTTTTGGGATGCGATGCGCCTGAACTCCTCACCGGTGGAAGTAAGGAACGCTTTAAGTGAGGGTGTGGATTCTGAGGGCGGGTATCTGGTGCCTGACGAGTTCGAACGCACCCTAGTGCAGTCTTTAGCCGACCAAAACATCATGCGAAGCCTCGCCAAGGTTATTCAGACCACTAGCGGGGATCGTAAGATCCCTGTCGTGTCTACCCATGGCACCGCGACCTGGCTGGATGAAGGCAAGCCATATAGCGAGTCCGATGAGGCCTTCACCCAGATTTCCTTAAGCGCCTATAAGTTGGGCACGTTCCTCAAAATCAGCGAAGAACTGCTCAACGATGCAGCGTTTAACGTTGAACAATACCTAGCGAGCGAGTTTGCTCGCCGTATTGGAGCTGCTGAAGAAGAAGCCTTCCTGGTTGGCGATGGTAAAGGTAAACCCACCGGTATCTTCAACCCCACCGGCGGAGCAGAAACTGGCGTCACCACTGCAAAACCCACAGATATTAGCGCTGATGAACTCATCGATCTGCACTATAGTTTGCGTGCCCCCTACCGGGCGCGCGCGGTGTGGCTGATGAACGATGCAACCGTCAAAACCGTACGCAAGCTCAAAGACGGTAACGGGCAATACCTGTGGCAGCCAGCCCTGACCGCTGGCACACCAGACATGATCCTTGGCCGACCAGTCTACACCAGTGTTTTTGCACCTGAGGTCAAAGCGGGGGCGCGCACAGTAGCGTTCGGTGACCTCGGTTTTTATTGGATTGCTGACCGCCAAGGCCGCTCCTTCAAACGCCTAAACGAGCTATTTGCAACCACCGGGCAGATCGGGTTCCTCGCCTCCCAACGCCTAGACGGCAAGCTCGTCTTGCCCGAAGCGATCAAGGTTCTTACCCAAAAGACCGCCGGGTAAACCATAAAAATAGTTAGGAGGTGGCAGCCATGAAAACAGACGAACTCATGGCCTTAGTCAAACAGAATCTACTGGTCAACCATAGCGAGGATGATTCTTTGATTGCCTCGTTTGTTTTGGCTGCCATCTCCTACGCTACCGCTTACCAACATCTGCCCGAGGGCTACTACCAAACGCAGCCCATGTCGCAGGCAACCCGGCAAGGCATTATCATACTAGCCACCCATTTCTACGAATCCAGAGATGGGGCAACCGCCGGGTTTTGGGCAGACAAAACCGATGCTGCCCGCGCCGTGTGGAACGCAGTCAACACCTTGTTGCGGCTGGATCGGGACTGGAAAATCTAAGGAGAACCGTTATGGCCTCGCTTGGGAGAATGAGACACCACATCGACCTGATAGCACCAGTGGTTACGAAGGACGCTGCCGGGTTCGCCAGCACACGCAACGAGATCGTCGCCTCAGTACGGGCCTATATCGAGGTACGGCACGCAAGTGGCGCATGGGTTAACAGGGCAGCATATTCAAAAGCCGATGTGCTCTTCCGCATCCGAGTCATCCCAGGACTGAAAGTTAGTGAGGCGATGGAGATCGCCTGCGCTAGTGGCCGGTATGTGATTGATGCGGTCGAGGTTATGGGCCGTTATGTCGAGATCATGGCGCACCGTATTGAACCGGAAGGAAGCAGCCATGGCTAGAGTTCAGATCCGGCTGCCCAACACATTTATTGATGCGCTCGGCGCAGCCGGCAACGTTCTGGAGTCTTCGGCTGAGGAAGTCTTGCATGCTGGTGCGGGCGTGGTCGAGCCACGTATGCGAGCCAACCTTTCGGCCGCAATCGGCTCTGGCACCAAGCAGCCATCGCGCCCCACCGGCCAACTCCTCGCCGCACTCGGCACAACCACCGTCAAAGTCAACAGCAGGGGTGATCATAACGTGAAAGTTGGGTTCGCCGAGAACCGCACAGATGGGCGCTCTAACGCGTTGATTGCGAACGTTCTCGAACACGGCCGCTCCAATCAACCGGCCCGACCGTTCCTAGCACCCACACGATCGCAAACCCGCAGGCCCGCCGTCGAAGCCATGAAACAAGCGCTGGCTGCGCGTATCGAGGTGGTGAAACCATGACTGCTCGTTTGTTGGAACAGCTCAGCCGTATCGCCGGGAAACTCGAGCTGCCATACGCGGTCAGCTTCTATGCGGATACGCCAGCGCCTGACACGTATTTAGTGTTCACACCGCTAACAGATTCGTTGGAGGTGTTCGCCGACAACACTCCTGGCGTCGAGATCGAAGAAGCCAGAATCAGCCTTTTCACGAAGACGAACTACCTGGCTATGCGTAACCAGCTCACCCGCGCACTCATTGATGCCGGATTGACTGTTACTGCCCGCCGCTATGTCGGATTCGAGGCAGACACCGGCTTTCACCATTATTCCATCGACGTTGCTACCTACCATCCCTATTAACTCTGAAGGAGAAGAATACTCATGGCCACTATTGGTTTAGACAAGCTTTACTACGCCACTATCACCGAAGACCCCACCACTGGTGAGGAAACCTATGCCACCCCGAAATCCCTCGCCAAAGCCATCAGCGCTGAACTCTCCGTGGAGGTTGCCGAGGCAATCCTTTACGCCGACGACGGGGCATCCGAGATCGTTAAAGAATTCAAGTCCGGAACGCTCACCCTAGGTGTCGATGATCTTGGTGCAGAAGCCGCCGCAGCACTCACCGGAGCCACCTTGGATGCCAACGGCGTGCTCATTAGCGCTAGCGAGGATGGCGGTACACCAGTAGCCATCGGTTTTCGAGCGGCACGTAGTAACGGAAAATACCAGTACTTCTGGCTCTACCGCGTCAAATTCGCCCTCCCAACCACGACCCTAGCTACCAAGGCCGACAGCATTACCTTCAGTACTCCGTCGATTGAGGGCACGATCCTGCGCCGTAACAAGCCCGACACGCAAGGTCGTCATCCGTGGAAGGCCGAGGTCACCGAAGGCGCAGCCGGAGTCAAGGCAGAGACGATCACTGGCTGGTACAAGCAGGTCTACGAACCCGCCGCAGCCTCCACGCCTAGCCGAATCAACAGCCACTAAAAGAAAAGGGAGACAGTAATCGTGGGAAAGAAAACCGCAGCCATCAATACCGTTGATTCGTCCCGCAGGGCCACCATCACTATAGGTGGCGAGGATTACGAGCTGGTTTTGACAACGCGTGCGACTCGGTTGATTGCGCAGCGCTACGGCGGACTCGAACATCTAGGCGAAGCTCTCGAAACATCGGAAGATGTGGACAAGTCGTTGGGTGAGGTGATCTGGCTAATCACACTACTAGCAAACCAGTCAGTACAGATTCACAACCTCACGCATCCCGATGATCAGAGACCTGAGCTTACTGAGGATGCGGTGGAGTTGCTGACTGTTCCAGCTGACCTGGCCGACTACCGAACCGCCATCAGCCAGGCTCTGCAGAAGGGCACTCGTCGGGCTATCACCACCGAGACACCAGCCCCAAAAGACTAAACCAAGGCAGAGTCCTAGACAGCGATGAGGCGGCCTTCACCCGCCTGACCTATATCGGCATAGCCCACCTCAACCTCACCCGCACCGAAATAGAGCTGACTGTATTTGGTGAGCTACTCGACCTGGTGGACTGCTGGCGCATAGAGACCGGACGGGCTGAGCAGAGGCGTGTTTGGTTTATTGATGATGTGATTCCAGCAGGTATCTAGGCATTTTGTGTAGCGAGAGTTATTTTGAGTCCTAGGGCTTTCATGATTTTCGTGATAGCCGCAAAGGACGGGTTGCCGTCTTTTGATAGTGACTTGTAGAGGGATTCACGGTTGAGTTGAGTTTCTTTAGCTAGCTGGCTCATGCCATGTGCCCTTGCAATGTCACGCAAAACCACCTGTACGGTTTTCGTATCGCCGTCTTCGAGTGCGATAGCTAGGTAATCGTTCATTGCTTCTTGGCTATCGAGATATTTGCTTGCGTCGAACGCTGAAAATGTTACTTCCTTCATGACTGTTCCTCCCTTACCTGTTGTGCGAGCTTTTGAGCGGTTCGAATATCTTTAGCCTGGCTGGATTTATCTCCTCCGGTCAGCAGGAAAACCGTTACTGCGCCTAGTTGGGTGTAGTACACCCGGTAGCCGGGCCCGAAATGAAATCTCATCTCGTTAACTTTCTCGCCAACGGGTTTGATGTCTCCAATCATTGTTCCGTGTGCTTCGCATCGGGCTATTGCATGCAAAATGCGCCGCTGAGCATGTTTGTCTTTCAGCTCACCTAACCAAGCGTCAAACAAGCTACTGGAAATAATCTCCACACACCTAAGTGTAGCCTAAAAGCTACATGAGTCAAGAAGGGAAACACCTCTCATGGCCGACTCGTCTTTTGGCCTCAAGATTGGTTTGGAGGGTGAGCGGGAGTTTAAACGCGCGATCACCGACATCAACCGCGAAATGCGGGTACTCGGCTCCGAGATGAAGCTGGTCGCTTCCCAGTTCGAAAAGAATGACCAATCTGCTGCAGCACTGACCGCCCGCAACCAAGTGCTGGGGCGTGAGATTGAGGCTCAGCGTTCCAAGGTCGAAACCCTGAGAAGTGCGTTGGAGAATGCTGCTTCTTCGTTTGGGGAGAATGATTCGCGCACGAAGAATTGGCAGATCCAGCTCAACAATGCCCAAGCCACCCTCAACGGCCTAGAAGGCGAACTCAAAGAAAACAATGCGGCATTAGCGAAGTTCGGAGATGAGGCTGACGGCGCAGGTGATGACGCGAAAGATGCCGCCAAGGACACTAGCCATCTTGAGAGTGCTGTTGATGATCTGGGTTCCGAGATGGATGACACGTCGGGCAAGACCCGTATCTTCGGTGACGTGTTGAAAGCCAACATTGCAGCCGAGGCAATCGTTGGTGGGGTTAAGGCTATCGGGCACGCCATCGCAGGTATCGCTAAAGGCTTCGGGGCGGCAATGAAAGACGGGGTTGAGTACAACGCCCGGATGGAGCAATACACCACATCGTTTACCACCATGCTGGGTGATCAGGCGAAGGCCCAGAAACTCGTCAACGACCTCAAGCTGGAGGCCGCTCGCACACCGTTTGGTATGGAGGATCTGGCTAAGGGCACCCAGACTCTGATGGGTTTCGGGATGAGTGCCGAGGAGTCCCAAATCAGGCTCAAGCAGCTCGGCGATATCAGCCAGGGTGATGCCCAAAAGTTCGAGTCTTTGACGCTCGCGTTCGCCCAAATGAGCAGCACGGGCAAGCTGACCGGTCAAGATTTGAACCAGATGATTAACGCCGGTTTCAACCCGCTCGAAGAGATCAGCCGCAAGACCGGCAAGAGTATCGGCGAGCTCAAGGAGGAGATGGGTAAAGGCGCTATATCTGCCGATATGGTGGCTGATGCGTTCGCTTCCGCTACATCTGAGGGTGGGCGGTTTTATGGGGCGATGGATGCCCAATCCAAAACTTTCTCCGGTCAGCTCGCCACCTTGCAAGATGGTGTGGCTAATTTGAAGGGCCTGTTGGCTGGTGGGCTCACGACGGCTCTTGCTAGCACGGTGATGCCGATGGTTAACGGCTGGGTCGACGAACTCACAGAAGCCTTCGAGACCGGCGGGGCACCAGCCCTGATCGACACCTTCGGCGGGATCCTGAAAGAAGCACTGGCATTTATCGCCGAACAACTCCCACAAGTAGTTGAGACCGGCATGACAATACTGACCAGCCTGCTTGATGGGATTATTGCGGTGCTGCCGTCCCTGGCAGAAACCGCCGTAACCCTAATCGTGGCACTTGTAGAGGCGATCATTGAAGCCCTACCTTCGCTGCTTGAGGCTGCGGTGCAGATGATTACTACGCTGGTAGCCGGTATTGGTGAGGCGCTGCCGCAGTTGATTCCGGCGGCGGTCGAGATGTTGACCACCATGATCCAAGGCCTCGTCGACAACCTACCCTTGATCCTGGACGCCGCGCTGCAGTTGATCACGGGCCTGGCTGAGGGCCTGATCGCAGCGATACCGGTGTTGATTGATGCTTTGCCGCAGATTATTCAGGGGCTGGTGGATTTCCTTGTGGGTGCTATCCCACAGATCATCCAAACCGGCATCCAATTACTCACCAGCCTCGTAAGCGCGCTGCCAGAAATCATCACTGCAATAGTGGCAGCCCTGCCGCAAATCATCACAGCCATCATCAACGGCGTGCTCGGTGCTATCCCGCAACTGATTCAGGCTGGTATTCAACTGTTTGTCGCGCTGATCGGTGCCTTACCTCAGATCATCACCACGATTGTCGCGGCCTTACCGCAGATTATTTCTGCTGTGGTATCGGCTATCGGTGGAGCTATCCCGCAGTTAGTGCAGGCCGGTATCCAGCTACTAACAGCACTGATTGGTGCGCTACCGCAGATTATTGGCACGATTGTTTCCGCCATCCCACAGATCATTTCGGGCATTGTTTCTGCGGTGCTTGGTGGTGTGGGCCAGATGATCAATGCTGGTGCCTCCCTGGTGTCTGGTTTGTGGCAGGGCATCCAATCGCTGGCCGGGTGGTTGTGGGACAGGGTTTCTAGCTGGGTATCTAGCATTTGGGATGGGATCCTCGGATTCTTCGGCATCCACAGCCCCTCCAAACAAATGGCGTGGGTCGGTGACATGCTCGTAGCAGGCCTGGCCGGAGCAATCACCAGTGAGGGCCATAAGGCAGCAGAGGCGGCCACCGACATGGCCAAAGACACCCTCGATGCAGTAAGCGAACTTAGCAGTGGCATTGCTGTGCCAATCAACATCAACGACACGGACTTGCACCTACCGAATGTAGATCTGGCACCAGCAGTCATTCGACACTCCGATGTCAGCCCATCACCAAATAAGACTTCGCCGGTGGATGTGGAGGGCATCGTTGATACCACTGCGAGGCGGATTCTCGGTGCCTTGGATGTTCAGGTGGTGCTCAATGATGGGACACTCGTCGGCAAGCTGGCTCCGCGCATCGATGCTCAGCTCTCGCGGCTATCAAGACGCAACAACCTAATCATGGCGGGAGCGTGAGGCGATGTATGGGTTTACTCTCGACCATAAGATCTCCTCGAAACAGTTGGGTTTGCGGTTCACCGCACCCGTAGAGATCCCAGCCGCCACACGGCGGGTAGACGATATCAAGGTGAGCGGTAGGGCCGGTTCTTTGACTCGGTTTACTGGCTGGGCCGACACCGAAATCACCCTGCCACTAGCAGTCCAGAGTGGCGTGGAGGCTTATCGGCAAGCATGTTTTGTATTGATGGATGCTTCGGCGATTTCGTTTAGTGGCGAGCCAGGATTGTTCCGCTACATCAAGCACGTCGAGGTGTCGCCACTTGCCCGTGAGATGGGTTCTTGGAACATGTTCCAGGCAGATCTGACATGTGCCCCGTTTACCTATTTGGATGCCGGCCTGAAATCGGCCACGCTCAATGCTTCCGGAACCCTACTGAATCCCGGATTGTTGCCTGCTGATCCGGTCATCACTGTGTTTGGTACCGGACAGTTGGAGTTGACGATCAACAGCACCAAGCATGTGGTGGCATCCCCAGCTGGACAGGTGACCCTCGATAGTGCCCGGTTGGTGGGGCACGTGGCTGGTAAAGCCCAAAGCGACGCCCTAACCGGTGCCTTCCCACAACTGCAACCTGGTACTAACCAAATCGAGTTCGGTGCTGGGGTCTCGAAGATTGTGGTGCAGCCCAACTGGCGCACCCTATAGCAGAAAGGCCTATTGATGATTAGCGTCCACAACCGCGCCGCCCAGACTTTTACCGCCACTGGTTTGGCTGTTCTCGACCGCGAGATCATTGATCCGGTTGCGACAGAGGAACTAAACGGGGGCTTCACGCTGAGGTTTAACTATCCGGCAGACGGCCCGGCCGCCCAACATCTGGTGTTGGAGAATATCGTCGCAACACCGGCGCCTGGCATACAGTCTCGTCAGGGTTTCCGCATCACCGAGATAACCACCACCCTGGACGGGCTACTAGAAATCACCGCGCATCACGTGTTTTATGACCTGGCAGCAAACCTGATCGCCGACACCTATGTCGTCAACAAGACGGCTGCTGATGCGCTAAAGCAGCTTCTTGATGCTGCTAATAGCAAGCACGGGTTTACAGCATCTAGCTCCGACACCAGCACTCGTGCTTCGGCTCGTATCGTGCGTCAGTCTCTAGCCGCCGCAATCCTAGATACCAAGGCAGAAAACTCTTTTGTCTCGCGGTGGGGCGGCGAACTGGCCTTCGATAACTGGCACATCCACCACACGCATAGGCGCGGTAAAGACCATGGTGTGGTGATCAGGGATCGTAAAAACCTCACAGGTTATGAGTCGGCACTGGATTACACAACTGTGGTGACCCGGATTCTGCCGGTCGGTTATGACGGGTTGTTACTGCCGGAACTGTATGTAGATTCCCCACGAATCGGTGACTACATTGCTCCGCGTATCAAGGTGATCCGGTATGGGTCTGTTAAGGCGATCAAGGATGCGGAGAAGCCGCGTGAGGACGAACTACCCTTGACGCAGGCATACGAAAAGCTACGCCAGCTAGCTAAAGCAGAATACGCGACCCGTCATGTCGACCAACCGCATTGCGCCTACAAGATCTCGTTCGTGGATCTGGCTTCGACGAAAGAATATGAGGGCTTTCGTGACCTCGAAACCGTAGCCCTCGGCGACACAGTAACCGTCCGCCACGATAACCTCAACGTCGCACTCACCGCCAGGGCTATTGCCTATGACTACGATCCACTCGCAGGCGAATACATCAGCATCGAACTTGGCAGTACTGCAGGAAAATTCACTGACATCACCCACACTATTAGCACCGCTCGCACTGAGGCTGCCCAGGCTGGGGCGCTGGCTGGTGTGGCTCTGGCGTCGGCTGATGGGAAGAACACCAACCACTACGGCACCACCCAACCGACAACCGCGCGCCTTGGTGACGTGTGGTTTAAAGACAATGGTGAGCAAGTAGGAATCTGGATATATAAGGCCACCGATACTGGTCAGCCCGGATGGATAAGTCTTGCCACCGATTTGAACGCGGCCGAACTGGCGGCGAACCTGCAAGCAGCTAAAACCCAGATCGCGCAAGCAAACGCTAGCGTTGAGCAAGTCCAAGCAAGCCTTAAACAAACCCAAAGCGAGCTAGTAAAAACCAGTACCGATACAGCAAATGCAAAAGCTCAAGCCGAAAAAGCTCTCAAGGATGCAACCAATACCCAAAATGCTCTAGAAGTGTTCAAAGTGCAGGTAGCAGATGAAACCAAAAACATTAACGCCTCCTTGACGATGGTTTCAGACAACGTGAACCTGAGAGTTAAAAGAGCCGAGATTATTACCCAAATCAATCTGTCGAATGAAACCGTGCTGATTGATGCAGCAAAAGTACACATCAGTGGGCAAACCTCAATCGATGACGCCGTAATCGGTACCGCAATGATTGCCGATGCGGCTATCACTAACGCTAAAATCTCTCAGCTATCCACAGATAAAATAACCACCGGAACCCTAGCAGCTAGCAGGATCGCCGCCGGGAGCATCACTAGCGATAAGCTCACGATTGCTAACGGATACATCCAAACAGCGATGATCCGCGACGCTGCTATAACCTCGGCGAAGATTGCTTACATAGATGCCAGCAAGATCACCACTGGGTATTTGAACGCTGCCAGGATTCAGGCAGGCTCTATTAGCGCCGATAAACTCGCGGCTAACGCGATCCAGGTTGGATTGGCGGGGTGGAATCAGAATATTCGCATCAACCCCACTCAAATCTCTTGGTATAACGGTTCCCGGTTGGAGGGAACAATTAGTTCTCGGGGTATGCAGTTTTGGTATGGCGAGCGTTACGTCGGTGAGCTGTCGCGTGGTGGCAAAAAGAACAACGAAAACATTCAAGGCATCTCTATGTCACTAGCCAACCAAGGCGACTACGTGGCATGGACATACCAAACACAAGCGAACGGTACCTTCTACACGTGCTTGACACTGGATCCTAAAGGCAAGTTCTACGGTTCAGCCGGCATCCATTTAGGTTCTGATCTGCGCACAAACGGTTACAAGTTCTACACCAAAGCAAACCGCTATGTCACCTTGCAGGACGTGTCTTTGCAGGGGCGTGGTACGCATCCGGGCTGGGTGGGGCCAACCGCTTTGTCGAAGGTTGTGTTTCATACCTACGACGTCATGGTCGTTACCAACGGCTCGTTCTACAACATGACGAGATTATTCGACCGTGTTGGGGATTTGATGAACCGCGTTAACGGAATACTTGGGCTCTTGAACCAAGGCTGGATTTCTAAAATCACCTCCCGCGCTGATGGCTCCATCTCCTGGACCTATTTCGACAACACCGGCTACCAGAAAATGTCCACCAATCTCGCATAAAAGGAAACCAACATGAAAATTCTTCTTCCCAATGATCAGCTCGCCGCAGTCACCGAACTGCTGGCTGGCATGTCGCTGAAGCCAGCCGCCTCACGTGCGCGCACCAAACTGCTACATTTGGTACGTGAAGCTTCTACGCGCTTCGGGGTCGACGAATACGAACTAATCAGCCAATACGCGACCCTCGACGATGCTGGCAAGCCCATCATCAATACCGATGGAACATTCAATCTCGCAACCCCGGAAAAAGCGCAAGAATTTTTAGCGGCTAGGAGTGAACTTTTTGAGTCTGTCGTCGAGGTTTCCGGGCCCACATACAGCCGTCACCTAACCGATATTAAAACTCTGCTTGATGGCTATGACGGTGAACTATCGGGAGAAGCAGCGGAGGCCTTCGACGTGCTTTACGAGTCCGTCGCTGACGCACTAGCCAAGGAGACTGACGATGAGTGAAGAACCGATTGTTTCTATTCCCTCTGATCCCACACCAGCACCACCAGCACAACCTACCGACGCGAATTCAGGTGAGGCGGCTCGCCCGCGTGAAGCGCACCTCGATCTAAGAATGCCGATTTTAGAAGTGCTTACCAACCCCAATCTGCCAGACCTATAACCTCAAAGGTTATAGTCTCCAGCTACTTACGCCTGCCAGTTTTGGTGGGCATTTTTTATGCGCCCTACACCCTGTGTCGGGCGTTTTTCTGTGTCTTTTTGAAAGGAACCACTCGACATGTCCATTAAATCTATCTGGGTCACTATCCAAGGCGTCATCACCGCTGTAGGTGCCTGGCTGGGAGCCTTTCTCGGTGGAACTGATTCCCTGCTCTACGCCATCGTAGCCTTCACCATCATCGACTACGCCACCGGAGTACTAGCCGCTATTAACGCCCACAAACTATCGAGCTCGGTAGGGTTTCGCGGTATCGCCCGCAAAATCATAATCTTCGCCCTCATCGGCCTCGCCCACTTATTGGATGTGCATGTTCTCGGTACCCCCGGAGTGCTACGCACCGCCACCATCTTCTTCTACCTATCCAACGAGGGCATCTCCATCCTCGAAAACGCTGGGCTACTGGGCCTGCCGATCCCGGGCGGACTAAAACAAGCATTAGACACAATCAAGCAAACCGGTCAAAACCAGCCCGCCTTAAAAACCAGTTCAACACCACCTGCTCGGGCGAGCAGTCCAGATAACTACTCCCCGCCCATCCCCCACGCAGGCCAGATTAACCCGGGCAAATATCTGCCCCAACACGCCCTCCCCGACGAAACAGAAAAACCATGAAAATATGCATGAAAACATTCCTTAAATTCTTGGCGCTCCTAGCAGTCTTAACGCTACTTATCGCCGGGATCTGGCTGCTTTTCGCCTTATTCCTTTCATGGATAATGACCCCGCTTATCTACCTGATCGCACTTTTTATCTTGGCAACTGGCTAAGTCAGTTTACAAGGAACTACACGCAGACCACGAAACGGGGGCTGCTGACAACAAATAAAGGCTGAGCATCAAGCACCGGGAAAGTGAGAGATATTCAGCCTGTTTTGTTGTCCGGGGTTTACAAAGGGGGCTTACCCCTTTGGAAATATTGCGGGTATCCACGATACCCTTGCATATATCAATGAGATGATACTGGAGGGGCTGGAGCTTCATCAGGACGGTGAATCCTATCCCAACGACTATTTTGAGAGCCCTCACTATGACTTCAACAGCCGTTGTGACGGAGATGAGTGACCGGAATAAAAGGAGGCGTGACGGATGTATATCAAAAAATACTGGCTCATGACGCGGATGCCCTGCTGGACAAAATGAACGGCATCAGCTTTGTGGTGGAGCCTGACCGTCAGGATGCTATCACTCGTGGCACCCTTTCCAATGATGATTTTGACGGTGAGATGGACGATGCCTCCTATCATATCGAGAGCATTGAGGAGAAGGGTCTGCCCATTGACCCCATCAATGCCTACAACCATATGGCCAT